TTATAAATGTACGTGACTGGATATTAAATGATTCTAAGTCCACGGTATCAGCTGTATTGGCACACGAGTATCTGCATGCTTTAGGATTTATGCACAGGCGCAGAAATGGTAGCTCTTATGGTAGTTTTCAATCTTATCTACAATTTGACGGAGAAAGACTATTCAGAAAGTATGTGAATAAAATACCAGAATTACAAATTGATAAAATTTTAGTAGAAAGAAAAAGGAAATTTCCATTATGTTGGTTTAAAGAATTGGTATGGAAATAACAGATGAAGAGTTAGAAGAATATTGGGAAAGATTTGATATTTTCGTATTGACCTGGAATCTAGTATCCGGGTTTTTTATATCCACTCTAGTAGCTATACCTTTGGTTATAGTGTTAGTGTTAAGTGGGAATACTTGGGGATGGTACCTTATGCCCTATGCATTAGTTGTACCTATTAATATTATACTCAAGTATGTTTTTAATGTGGGTGGGCTCTGGTTATTCAATGATACAAAAGATGGAGATACCGGTGATCCCGAAGAATTAAAGAAAGCTAATAGATTAGGCAAGTCTAAACTTTCAAATATTATCTGGTGGTGGTTTCGTAACCATAGCTGGAATTATAACAGAAAGTTTATACCCGAATGGGAAGATGGAGAATACCAAGATTTTAGGGTAATCTCTAGTAGCCTTATACATGAGGGTATGTTAGATAGTTATATAGATAAGATAAGATGGACTTGGTGTAGTAAGGATGGCAAACATGGACACCATTATATAGCAGCAAGAATAAACGGTAAAATAGAATGTAGATATTCTGAAGCGGGAGAAAATTTACAACGTCAAATGGGTAGTGGTGGAAATGAGTATCGCTTCAGGTTTAAGAACCTAATAAAAATATTTAAGAACCAAGTATTAAAAATGCTGTAAAATTACCCCCGGGGATGAATAAACACATTATAACAGGCCTTAATTCACATCACGAAATATTAATAGGCCTTTTCTTATTAACTTACTTTGTGGCTATGGCAATACAGGTCAGAGATCCTAAAACTAATGTAAAACCTTCAGATTGGGTATTGGGTTTTTTATCCAGTATCATAGGTGGTACAGTAGCTTATTTTTTTGTTGCAAAGTGGGCAAATATAGGATTAAGGATGGGTGTTACAATATTATTTAGCCTAGTAAGTTACCGATTATTAATCTTCATAGTTTCGGAAGAAGCACAAAGAGCTTTTGCTGAGGGTTTTTGGAAAGGTATTATTAATTTAATTAGGAATTTTATGAATGATAAAAATAATAAAGATGATGGAAACACTCCCTAATGAGGTAGAAAACTTAGTGGTTTGTAGTAGTTATTTTATAACCGGAACCCTTTATCTATTTTATTTCTTTTTAATCATAATTAGAAAGAAATTAAGTCATAGTATTCGTTTTAGCCTTAGTCCGCTTTTTCTAGTGATTGGGTTATTCTTTTACAATGAGGGTGGCAAATTATATACCGGGGGTTTGTATGACGAGCATTTAAACTATGCAGCTGTTATGCTTAGTTTATTAATATCTATAACCGGTCTGTTAGTAGTTTATATAACTCTTACAAATAAAGAATCATGAAAGTAGCAGTAGTAATAGGTCATAGTGCTAACAGCCCAGGTAAATTCTCTAAAATAATTCAGATTTCTGAATATTTTTATAATGAGAAGGTGTCTCATTATCTTAAGGATGTAGATATATATAGGCGGCCGGAGGGTGGGGGATATAAAACTAAAATGCGTAAACTGGGAGATCAATTTAAACCCCCCAACTATGATCTTATTGTAGAGCTTCATTTTAATGCCTATGATGATATAGATAATAATAAAGGTCATGGCGTTGAGACTAAAAGTTACCCAGGTAATAAGAACACCGAAATATGGGGTAAAGAATATTGCCTAATGATTTCAAACCATTATTGTACTTTTGACCGAGGATCTAAAAAAGTAGCCAAGGGTGATAGAGGGTGGTGGTTCTTATACTATATGCCTACTAATGCTATAATTGTTGAGCCATTCTTTGGGGATGAGAGCGAGAGTTTAAAATTTATCAGTGAGAGTGAATATGCTTACGTATTTATGCAATGGCTTGAATCAATTAAATAAGGGAAACCCTATAAACATTAATGTCGTTAACAAATAAAATAAAAACAAGATGAACACAGAAGGAATTAAAGTATTTTTTTACATAATCACAATCGCGGCAATTATAGCCCTGGTTGGATTATTAGTTATGATTTTTAGCGATGGCTATACCTGGTTGAATATTGCAATAACAACAATCACTTTCTTAGCCTTGGGGTATTTAGCTTACAGGGTTTACAAAAAGGTACGGCTATGAAGCTAACTCCATATTTGTATTCTATAGTTAAACAATGGTTCCTTTGCCTGTTTTTTAAAGAGGGGGGTTTTTATTAGCTCTCCTCTTTATTATTAATAGGGCAAGCCCAAAAGTATATTAATAAATAAGTATAAATTAAAAAGTAACAAAGATGCCAGCAGCAAAAATCAATTTTGATACCAAAAATTTAACCCAAACGGTAGTGTCTAACGTAGCCGGGGTTAATTTTGTTGAAGGTAGGTCTATCAGGGGTCCGATTAATGATCCCAGTATTCTAATAAACTCTTGGCCTAGTTTCGTAAGGTTATATGGAGGACTAACCAGTGATTCGGTTGCCCCCATGTTATGTAAGAGAATTTTAGAAAATGGTGGTTCTATTAGGTTCAACAGGGTAGCACACTATATGGATATAACAGACCCCGAAACATTAAGTGCTACTACAGCGGGGGCTATAGATATTAGCGATGTCCCAGATGGAGGGGGTGTTGATGAGCCCCTATTTAAGTTAGCCCCTAAATATCCCGGCTCAGATTATAATAATGTAAGCGTAACAGTAGCATTGGGTAGCAATAACCAACCGGGTTATTTTGACCTTATTATTACACACGCTACAGACCCAACTCTAAAAGAAGAATACAGAAACCTACTTATAGAAGGTAAACCAGCTATAGGTATTTCTAATTATTTGAAATCGGTGGTTGAGGGTAGTAGATTAGTAGATGTAGAATATTTAGACCTATCTGGACTTACAGATTCTGAATTTGTACCCATTGAAGGCATCACTCAATTCACAGGCGGAACTGATGGTGATCCGGCAGAAGCAATTGATTATGTTGGGGATTCATCTAGCCGTACAGGCTTTTATGCATTCGATGAATATGATGATGCTATGCAAATGGGTGTATTAGATTTTGAGGATGATACCATCGATATTGCCGGAGCCGCTTATGTTAATAATAGGAAAGATATAATTTATCAAATCCACCTAAGTAATAATTTAAAAACCAGTGGTACTATTATAAGTAAGAGGGAATCTTTAACTATAGATAATAAATTTGTAGAGTTTGTAGCAGGCGGTATTAAACTGGTTAACCCATTAACCTCAAAGATAGAAAATGTATCTGGTATAGCCGACCTTATGATTCTATGTAATAAAACGGGTAATAACTATGGGACTTGGTATTCTCACGCTGGAAATACCAGGGGATTAGTTAATGGGTCCTTGGGAGTAGTAAATAATTTCGGTACCTCAGCAAACCATAATGATTTAGATAACCTGGTAGATGCCGGTATTAATATGTTTATCAATAGGGATAACCAGATTAAGTTATGGGGTAATAGAAGTGGTAGCTACACTAACGACCAGGAAAGATTTACTTCTATAGTTAGACTAGTAATATTCATCCAGAAATCATTACGCCCTACACTAGAAGATTTCTTAGAAGAGCCCAATGATATCCCAACCTGGAAAAGAATGTATTATACAGTGAAACCTTTTATGGATTCACTTGTAACTAAGAGGGCTTTATATTCTTATAAATGGCAAGGTGACCAATTCGCTAAGAATATGGATGAGCTAACTATTAACGATGCTAACCAGGTTTCGGGTGGTAAATATAAGGTAAGGCTCATACTTAAGGCTATCGGTTCTATCCAGGAAATTAACGTAGATATGATCCTTACTCCGGCTGGTATTAGCTTTGAGACTGTAAATGAATTAATATAATAAAATCTAAATAATAGAAATGGCAAACGTAAGCAACCCAAGGAAAAAGTTCAACTATAGTATACAGATTGCACCGGCTCCGATAAACCCCTTCTTATCTCAAACAGCTGATTTACCAGATGTTGACATAGAACAAACTTCTCACGGAGATACTAACCATGATGTTAAAACCGGTGGTAGAGTTACCGTGGGTAACTTAAGCTTGGATAAGATCATGACCACAGGTGGAGCTGACAACTATATGTATGATTGGGCTATGTCGGTTCAGGATATGGTATTAGGGGGAGGCCTAGTACCTTCAGATTATAAACGTATAGTAACTGTTAGTGAATTAGCTGAAGATGGAACTTCTATACTTAATACCTGGGTATGCACCGGGTGTTGGCCAACTAAGGTTAACGGGTTAAGTTTAGATAGGATGAGTTCAGACAATACCATAGAATCGGTAGAACTATCCGTGGACAGGATGGATAAGCTGTAAAGTAAACAACTAACTAACTAATTACAAAAAAAGGAGACTATTCAAGTCTCCTTTTTTAGTTTTTATACTATTCATACCATATAAAACACATATAATATGGACAATAAGACAGAGGAACTCCTTTACGGGAAAAAGAAAAAATTAACCCTACCATCTAAACACTATGTAGTGATAAGGGAACAGAATGGAGCAGATGATGATTTAATCTCCAATCAAACATTAGCAGAAGACCTATCAAATATTGATATGTTTTTATCTTCTTTAATACTAGAGACAGATTTACCTTTCGCTAATGCTAATAAGAAGTTAGACAAAAAGAGTATACGGGAGATGCTTATAAAAGATAAGTATTTTGTTTTATTCGCTTCTAGAATTCATTCTATGGGTTCAGAAGTAAGGTTTACCTTTAAATGGGGAGAAGAAGAGGATGAGCTAGAATATACAGAAGACCTTAATATATTTGTATGGGATTATGCAAAACCCTTTCCAAAAGAAGATGATGAGGAATATCGAGAAGAAATGATAGAACCTTATGAGAGTAATCCTTATAATCCTGTAGAAGCAACATTAACTTCGGGTAAACAGATAAGGTTTGAAAGGCTTAATGGTAAGAGTGAAAAATACCTTATGGGTCTGGATGAGATAACCCGTAATGCCATATATAAAGCTAGAGGCTTAGAACAGTTCTATGAAGATAAATGGCAAAAGGTTACTAACTTCATGTATTTCAGTAAAAAGGATATGGCAGAATTAAATAAGATTGTAAAAGCTGCCGACCCAGAATTTACTGGTTCTACAAAATTAGAAAATCCAAAAACTAAACAGGTTATAGATTACCCTATAATGAGAGCTGAGTCTTTTTTCTATCCGGAGGAGATTTAGAAGACGAATTCGTTTTTCTCACTATGAATGGGATGAACGTAAGTTGGATGGATTTCCTCAACTTCACTATAAGAAGAAGGTATAAGATGATTGATACAGTAGAGAAATATATTAAACCAAAAGATTAAATAGATGTACGGACTTAGTGGTTCAAACTTAGCGATTGGGGTATCCTTAGTTCTCCGTGATAGGTTCACGGGTGGAGCTAGGGCTGCTCAGCAGCAAATGAGGTCTATGAATGCTGAAGCCTTGAAGATTCAAAGGCAACAGATGGAAGCCCAAAGAAATATCAATGCCGTAGGTGCTGGTATAGGGCTTATGGCTATCAGGGGTATGGCACAGTGGACTAAGGTTGGAGCTGAGTTTGGGTACACTATGAATTACATTAGTACCATCGCTGATAAAAAAGGGGGTATAGGGTTTGAATCACTTTCTAAGAAAGCTAAAACATTAGGTGCTGATACCATGTTTACCGCCCGAGAGGTTGGTGATGCTATGAAATATATGGCTATGGCCGGTATGGATACACAAGGTATCTATAATTCATTACCTGCTGTAGTAGCAGCTGCTGGTGCTACTATGTCCCAACTGGGTGGTAAAGGTGGTATGGCTGATATTATGACTAACCTGATGAGGGGTTTTGGTATAGAATCTACTGAGAAGAATACCATGAGGGTAGCAGATGTAATCACCACAGCAGTTACATCTGCTAATACCAATATATATGACTTGGCAGAAGCGATGAAATATTCTATATCCACTGCTAAAGATCTTAATGTATCTCTGGAAGAGACCGCGGCTATGGTAATGATGGCGGGTGATGCGGGTATCCAGGGTTCTATGGCTGGTACTGCTGTAGAAAATATGCTTAGGTATGTTACCAGGGCTTCAGATGAAAGTAGAACTGGTAGATCGGGTAAAGCTTTAGACAAAT